AATTTAAACAAACAGCAGTTAAATTATATTTAAATGACAATTATAGCATGAATGATGTTTGTGATATTACTGGATGTAAAAAAACTTCATTAAAACGATGGATTGACAAGTACGAAAAAGGATTGATAAAAACAAATAAAGGTAGTGTAGATGGATTTAAGTGTCAGCGTTGTCATAAAATATTTTCTAAAAAAATAAATTTACAGCAACATATTGAACGTAAAAATCCTTGTGAATTAGTAAAAAAAAAATTATTAATTCAAGAAGCACCAATAGAATTAACAAGTAACAATACCATTAAAAAAGATTTTCAATGTCAGTTTTGTCATAAATATTATTCCACAAATGGAAATCTACAACGTCATTTACATGATTTTTGTAAATTCAATCAAAACAACAAAATAAATGTTCAAAATGCATCAACCATAAACAACCAAAACGCTCCAACTTTCAATATTAATAATAATCTGGACAATAGTACCACAAACAATATAGTAGTTTTAAATTTTGGTCATGAAAATCTAAACTACATTAATGAAAAATACCTACATTCATTATTAAAAAAACCATATTTAAGTGTCAATGAAATTATAAAAAATCTACATTTTCATCCAAAACATCCAGAAAATCACAATGTTTTTATCAAGAATCGAAAAAATGGTGGTATTTATGTAATGAAAAATGGCAAATGGATTTTGACGCAGAAAAAACCAGTGATTGAACATATGGTTGAGAAGGGATATAATATTATAGAGTACCATTATGATAAATGTGACCATGAAGAGAAAAAAAAATATCCATATTTTAAAAATTTTATGAAAAGTTATGAGAACAATTTAAATGGGACAAAGCGAAAAATTATTAAAGAATCGGAATTCATGGTTATCACAAATCAACAAAATATGAAAAATAAACCAAAATTCTAATTGGCGGATTAAATTTCAAAATAAAAAATAACAACACTAATAAAAATGAAAATAACTGAATTAACAAAAAAATTAATGGAAATTTACAAAGAAGCAAATGGAGGTATATGTATTCATACAGTGGATAAACATATAAATTCCATTTTAAATAGAATAGATATTTCAAAAATTCAAAAAGTTGAAAAATATCACAAACCAAAAAAGTCTGTGCCTATTGGAATCAACACAGTTAATTCGCGATTGGGACATGGCATAATTTATTATGATATTATGGTCAACGATAAACATATTTATTATCATCATAATATTGATATATGTATTCATTGTGACAAACTTAACAATCAAGATCCCTTTGGTCCCGTTGGTCCCTTTGGTCCTTCACAGGGTCCCTGGAAAAATTCAACATTGGAAAAATAAAAAAATCTTACCAAACATTTTTTCATATGCGTATTAAGTTTCCCTTATTGAGTGTTACACGATTGGACTGTCTTTTTTAAAAGGTATTTACAGATCAGTATAAATCCGATTGATACATTTACACCCAAGATTTCGAATTGTCGAGTATCCACCAATATTCGTCAAATCCGTAAATCCTTCTTTTTCCAGTAACCCCTTGACTTCTGCGGCCCATGTACCTTCTAATTTGCCACATTGAATTAAAATTGGCAGATCTCGTGCCCAATTACCAACTGCGCGAGTAACATTATTACGTAAATATAATATTGGAACATTAATTGCACATGGCAAATGATCTTTTAGATAAATAGATGGCATTCGTGTATCCATCACTACATATTTCGGATCGCGAATCAACTCACATACATTACCAAAACGACAAGATCCATTGTCAATATTGGAATTTGAATTGTAATTATCTGCGTCACGAACTGTACAACCAAAAACCGCATGATCACAATCAACATTGGTCCAACCATTTTTTTTATGTGCTGAGATTAATTCCAAATCAGAAACTAATGTACCTTGTAGTGTAGGTCGCATAAATTCATGTAACTGGTGGTTATAACATTTTAGATTATTAGGGTCATTATAATTCATACAATAATGATGTGGAGGACATAATAGATCAGTGGTAGTGGTGATAGCAGAACTGCTACTAATAATGAAAGTTGATAGAATACTAAATTGTGTGATAATTTTGTTCATATTTTTTCTTATAAATTTCCTTAATGTCTAAAAAAAATGGTGAATCAAATTTTTTTAGATATTTTAGTTAAAAAAGAAAAAGTCATCATATTTCATATAAGTTATTTTCCCATATTAAAAATTAATATTTTATGTACTAATTCAAGTGGTAGTTTTTGTGATAAATAATGAAAACCATATACATTTATATAAATTCTTATGTTTCGATCAATGCAGTTTTGGGGATTATATGTGAAATAATTATACATATCATACATATCAAGTGGATCATAAGATTGCATTGTATAAATTGGAAACACAATTTTATGTTGTTCATATTTTTTTTGACCAATCCAATATTCAAGTTTTGTGTTTGCAATTGATGGATTTGTGTAATATTTCACCGATTTCACTGTTACTTTTGTAAATATGGACGATTTTGATAATGTAGGTTGTCTATTGAAAATAACAGACGAACCAGGTTTTATATTTAATTTTTTTCGAATTGAATCAGTAATTATCAGTTCTGATGAGTTTAATTTGGTTTTACGACAAATAAATGTCATTATCACCAATAAATTAAATATTTTATTTTCATTTCACAATTCAAATTTATGTTTTTTTAAATTTAAAAAAAAAAAAAGATAGACATTTACATTAAAAAGTACTGATTATTTGATGATAATTATTCCGGTCTTGGTCCATATTTATAAAAGGAAATTGCAAAACATCCATCTGCTCGTTCAATTGGATTACCGTCTTCATCAACATCTCCCGGTTCTGGTAGTTTACTTCGAGGATAATTCAAATGATAAATTACATAGGGACATACTTTTTTCAAGTCTTTGGCAATTTCATAAAAAGAAGTATTACAGTCTTTTCGATATGCCTCGTAACTTTCATGGTTTCTCTCATGATAGGGATAATCCGCAATAAAACATTCAAGACTAATTTCACCAAAATTACAAACAGTGAAAAATAAGTCGTGTTTTAATGCTAAATCTTTAAGGTTTAATAATTCTTCCAAGCTTAGTTTTGGTTTAGACCCTTTTTTTTCTAAAAATCCCTTGGCATATGATTCCCAATTATTAAGTGTTTGATAATGGCGTGATAACTTCATGACATGGGCTCGATTTCGATGGAAATTCATAATTGCATAATCTAGTTTTTTTAATTGTTCTTGTATTTCCATTTTTGTCATTTGACATTTCGCAATTTCATGTTCACAACCAACTTGTATTTTTCCTAAATTTTCAATTGATTGATCCATAAAAGGGTGGTATTCTTGGTTGAATCTTAATTTTTTTTCTTGCGTGTTATTTGTTTGCGATGATTCTACAACAGACATTTTTTTATATTGTAAAATAGATGATAAAGTTTAAATAAAAATAAAATTAATGTATCAAATTTTAATTTGACTTAAAATATATCAAAAAAAAAATAAAAAATAAATAAAATTGTTAATCACACTTTTTTTCTTGAATGACAACATGAATATGTTCAACATCTTTAATTGATTTAAGTTCAGGTGGATTTTCCCAAGTGACATAACTATCAATTTTGTGTTTTTGTTCTAAATGTTGAATGGTTTGATGAATATCAGTTGGTGTTATTTTTCCGCCAATTTTCCATAAACAATAATGACTCATTTGCGATTCAAAATTATAAGGCATGTTATTTAGCATAATTTTTGTAATGGGTAATTTAACCGTTGTGGGAATGGCAGTCAATTGTTTACCAGATTTTTCTCTTATAAATGGAAAATTAAAAATCGCATGAAGAATATAATCCTTTTTGGTTTTCCAATTTTGATTCATTATTTGTTTTAATTTATTGTAATTTTGTTGAATCTCGGCTGTTCTTCCTAAACAATGGAGTTTATTGTGTTTGATGTAATATTTTAGTTTTTTTATGGAAATAATTTTATCAGTGATTGCCATTTATTTTCTATTTCTATTTTATTTTTGGATTTTAGATTAATTATTTATATAATACCATTTGTTGACAATAAAATTAATATAATAAAACCAGTTAAAAATAATGACATAAACCACATACAGCATCGTTTACCCATATTTGTTCGAGATATTTGTTCAACAACTCGAACTCTATTTGTCAAATAAAATTGTCGTGAATTTCCTGTGACCCCTTTGGTTCTACATGGTGTTCTGTTGGTCCTACGTGGGGTTCCTTTCATTCCCATTAATATTGCATTTGTTATTTCGTTATTCCCCTCATTTTTTGTAGTTCCAGTTGGTGAATTTTCATAATCAATTGTTATTTCACTTTGTTCAGAATTAGTGGGAGAATCCAATTCCAATACAACGGATATTTGCTGTGTCATTATTTTTTTGGTGGAATTATATTGAAAAAATGTTGGGATATCAAATTTTTTTCAAAAAAATTTGATTTATTTAACTGTTGAATTCATCAATCAATCAATCAATTATGTGTCGTGGCCAATTTGAATGTGCGTTGTGTTATCCACGTTCCATTGGAAATTCATTGTTGCTAATTGAATCAATTGCAATAATTTCAATTTTGTTTCAAAATTTTAATCCAGATTACAATACATTGTCATGTGGTTGTCCATGGGCAGCTCTTTTTACAATTTTATTGGCAAATATTATAATTGTATCCAATTGGCAGGATTGGGCAGTCATTAATAATTTAAAAATTTATATTGATAATATTCCACTGTTGAACACCTCCTATACTTCTTCATTTAGTAAACTTTACACAAAAATTAGAAATTGTCCACATAAAAGTGTATTGCGAAACCTTGATTATTATCAAGACAGACCATTTTTGGAAAAAATTTTTAAAGCAGAAATTACCAAAAGAAATGACAAAATTAAACAATATTGTGACAAAATTAAACAATATTGTGACAACATAGATAAACAATATAACTCACGAGGTTGTAGTCTTCTATTATGTTGTTTAGCATCTTCGACTGGGACAATCTATGTTTTAAATATATGTCTTCGTATTTGGACTTTTGCCCTGTGGGTAATGTTTGGAAAAGAATCATCATGTTATTCACAAAATATTTTTAATTTACTGGTTAGCACATCATCTGTGTTTTTACTGGTTGTTTCATGTGTAGTTGTTTATGGAATTGTTCGATTCTTTCAATGGTGCGTTCCATCTTGTGCGCAATATCAACGTGATTTAAAAAAGAAACGTGCGAAATTAGAACAAGAACGACAACAAAAACAAATAGAATATGAAAAAACGGTTAATTTAGACCGTGTTCAAGAATTGGAATTGCAAATGAAAGAAACAAAACATCAACTTGAAGAAACAAAAACCCAACTAGATGAAACAAAACGAGAATTATGTTCTAATCCAATTCCTGTTGCCAAAGTGATAATTGTGAAAAAAAAAGAAGAAATAGTTGAGGACTAGAATAGACATTATTAAAAATTATTTTGTGTTCTGGTCGTTTGAATAAAAAAAATTTGATTTTTTTATATGAATTATGTGATAAATTAATCAGTCAATCAAATAGTCAATCAAATAAATAACCAATTGCAATAGGATTTACAGATCATTGTATTTGGTGTCTTTCCGAAAACGAACAAAAAAAAAGAGTTTCCATCTCTTATATTTGTGTCTTTTCCTTTCTTTGTATTGAAATAACATTCCATCGAGTGATCTAAAAGAAGCTAAAGCGGTTGTGTTGATTAAAAATGATGAAGGAAATTAAAACAATAAATATGTTGTATAATATTGTGTTGTATAATATTGTGTATTTTTTATTTTTGAAGTATTTTTTTTCAAACTATAAATAAATATCTAACTTTGATTTATAATGATTCAAGTTAAAACAAATATAAATAATCAACCCATTTACAAAATAATTTTAATTGGATCTGCCAATACTGGGAAAACTACTTTTTGTCAACGAATAACTGATATACCATTTAACGAAACTTATTTATCCACCATTGGAATTGATTTTCATATTAGAAGTTTTAAACTTGATGACGAAAAAACAGTTCGTCTACAAATATGGGACACTGCTGGAAGTGAACGATATAGATCTATTTCCAGAATGTATTATAAAGGAAGTCACATCGTATTTGTATGTTTTGATTTAACCAATTTAGATACCCTTTTAGATTTACCTAGTTGGTTGGCTGAATTAAAAACAATATTAACAGAACATGACGTCATGATTATTCTAGTGGGAATGAAATCCGATTTAATGGAAAATCGAATTGAGCAATCAATGATTGATGAATTTATTAAAAATAACGAATCCATTAATGGTGGTTATTATGAAATTAGTTCCAAAAACGAACGAGAAAAAATAGATGAAATTATTCGGAAAATTTTGACACTTTATCACGAAAAATATGAGAAATATATGAACAATGGATATATGGAATATAAACAAGAGGACGTAGGAGAAGTACTAGATTTATTATCAGCTGATAAATCTAGATTATCTACAAATCATTCTAAAAATTGTTGTCAGACACAGTGAGTTATTTTTTTGGTTAAGATTTTTCACAATATTTTTTAAAGGCGTCACGAGGATGACAAATGTCTTCTTCTGATAATATACGCATTTTATCTTTTAATTTAGTTTGAGTTGAAAATAATATTAAAGAATATGCAAATGTTTCACCAATTATCATATACAAACGGCTATTTAAGCCAGATTGTAAAAATGGAATCATTTCATGGAGAATTTGAAAATAATATATTAGTATGACAATCAGAGTACATTGAACAGCTGTTTCTAAAAATATAAGTCTTTTATCTTTTTCAAGATCTACTTCTGGAAATAAATTAT